CCATATGGTTTCTCTAAATAAAAGGTTACAGGATCCTATAAGTTATTTATGCGACCAATAGAATGTATTATAAAAGAAAATTCACACCTACTGCACCAGAAAAGTATCTGGGGAATCACACAAATATAATTATGCGCTCAAGTTGGGAAACTATGTTCGCCAATTGGTGCGACCGTAACCCACAAATACTAAAATGGAGTTCAGAAGAAGTCGTAGTACCGTATCGTTGTCCGACCGACAATAGAATTCATCGGTATTACATAGACTTCAGAATACAGCTACGAGATAAATCTGGTACTCTCAAAACATATCTTATTGAGGTAAAACCTTCTAAACAGACACGTCCTCCAGAATTTCCAGGAAAGCGCACTAAGAGATATTTAGTCGAGTCTGCTACATTCATTAAAAATCAGGCAAAGTGGGAGGCTGCTAAACAATACGCAGCTGATAGAGGCTGGACTTTCAAGATTATAACAGAACATGATCTAGGGATATCTTCCTAAATAGATTATGGCTATATCAGAAGCACAGGCGAAAAAGTCGCCAATACAAGACGCATTCGAAGAACATCAATATGACTTCGAGACAGCGAACACTAAGGCACGTTCTTGGTATGACGGAGAAGTAAGAAAACTCCGAAGGAAGCAGTACACCCCAAATAGAATTATGAGGGGGTCACCTGAAGACCTAAGAACGAGGATTCGTCCTGGATTTATGTACATGTACATATATGATGCTGAGACTAAAAAGGATCTGCCATACTATGATAGATTCCCTTGCGTTTTGGTTATGCGTGTTATGGGTGATGGTTTCGTAGGACTAAACTTACACTACCTACCTTATTATTTGAGGTTTATTTTATTAGACAGGTTATGGAGATTTAGATCAAACACAAGAATGGATGAAACAACAAGAATGAGGTTTACTTGGGAAACGATCGCAGGAGTTGCCAAATATAGAGCAGCTGTGCCATGCGTTAAAAGATACAAGTATTCTAGACTAAGATCACAATTTCGAATAATCGAAATTAATGATTGGGCAACTGCTATGTTGCTACCTGTCGAGAACTTCAGAAAAGCATCAAAAGAAAATGTTTGGCAAGACTCAAAAAGAAAAATGATAGGAAGTTAACAAATGGCACTAAGCGAATTTATTTCACAAGTTAAACAAGGTGGGTTGTCAGTCACAAACAGGTTCATGGTTGAGATGTCACCACCTGTTCCAATTGGACAAACAAAGCTACAGAAAGTTTTAATGTTCTGTGATGGTGCGCAACTTCCAGGAATGAGTTATGGTACAATTCAGAATAGAACATTCGGTGAATTTCGTGAAACTCCTTACGAAAAACTATATGATACAGTGACTCTATCTTTCTTCGTTGATAAAGATATGGCAGTCAAAGGCATGTTTGATGATTGGATGTCGTTTATTCAACATCCACAGAGTCGTAAATTCAGGTACTATGACGAGTATACCTGTGATATGACTATTCTTGTGATGAGTAAAGATGGGCATGTAACCTATCGTTGTAAACTTTTTGAAGCATATCCTAAATCCATCGGCGCAGTTCAAATGGATTACGCAGCGAAAGATATTATGAAGCTGTCAGTAACGATGCAGTATAGAAATTGGAGAGCAGTCCCTGTCACAACGGTGTCTAACGCACCTGAATCTCAGAGAGATCTTTCAGTTACATCTGAAACGTTACTTAACGCACATATTACTGATTTTCGGAACACTCAAAAGTTATGGAATGGAGAACTTGAGGAAAATCTTCCACAAGGGATCGATGGACTTCCGAATAGATTGATAACCCTAGTTGATGCTGGTAAATCACGAGCATCATCAATGCTTAACCCAATAAGGAGTCTATTCGCATGACGGATAAAAAAACACTAACAGTAGATGCTACTAACGATACACTAGAAGCAGATGTAAACGGAGATGGTCATATCTCTACAGAAGAAATGAAGATGATGCTTGACGCAAAGCGCAAACGTCTTGAAGATGAAGATGCGATGCGTGATGCCCAGCGCAACATGGCTTGGTTTGCTTTGTTTGGTATGTTGCTATACCCATTCTCAGTAGTCATGGCATCTCTACTAGGCTTAGAAAACGCTGGTAAGATTTTGGGCGACATGGCTCCAACATACTTTGTTTCTGTAGCAGCAATCGTTGCAGCTTTTTATGGTAAATCTGCTTTTGAAAGCAAAAAATAAACCCTAAGTAAGAATTAGGAAGAATTGATATGAAAATTGATGAAAATTTGTCTGAGACTTTTGATATAGAACCAATGCCTAAGGGTACACAAGAAATTATTACCCAAGATGGCGAGGTTATTAAAGAACCTAATGCTCGGATTGAAAAAGACTATGACGATAGCAGAGAAAACCTAAAGAATCTTCTAGAGAAGGGACAGGAAGCACTCTTGCATTCTCTAGAAGTAGCAAAACAATCAGAACACCCACGTGCTTTTGAAGTTGTGGGTAATCTGATTAAACAATTGGCTGATGTAAACCAGCAACTGATGGATCTACATCAACAGAAACAAAAGTTGGATGCACCAAAGGCATCCAAAGGTGATAAAAACGTGACGAATAATGCGATATTTGTAGGTTCAACCGCAGAGTTGAACAAACTGATCCACAAAATGAACAAAGGAGACTAATTATGGCTTTGCCTATGAACGCTGCACCAAAGTACAAACTGGTGCTACCCTCTACCAAAGAGAGTTATTTTTTCAAACCATTTCTTGTCAAACAAGAAAAGGCACTACTATTGGCGATGCAGTCTGAAGATGCTTCTGTAATGGTCAGAACATTGTCAGAAGTTATTGACGAATGTTTTGACGGTAAGATCGACACAGCAAACATTGCTATGTTTGATCTTGAGTATATCTTTTCTCAGATTCGTGCCAAGTCCGTAGGTGAGATTGTCACATTAACAATTAGATGTGAAAAGTGTGATGAAGAAAATGAAAAGGCTAAAGTAAACATCAATCTTAATATCGCAGATATTGAAGTAGAGTTTCCTGAAGGACAAACCACAGACATTCCATTATGGGAAGGTGTTGGTGTTATTATGAAATACCCATCTGTCAAAGTTATGGAGCAGATGGAAAAGATTAAAGATCCTAACGATCCTGATGCCATGTACGCTATTATCTCTGCGTGTATGGATATGATTTATACTGAAGATGAAACCTTCCCTATTGAGAAGGCTACAGATAAAGAAGTTAAAGACTTCCTAGACAACCTAACGAATGAACAATTCAAAAGGATCCAAGCATTCTTTGAAAACATGCCGAAGTTGTCTAAAACAATTAACTATTCATGTCCAGAATGTGGACATGCACATGAGAAAAAGATTGAGGGGCTAAACAGTTTTTTTTCGTAATGCTCAGCCATGAGAGTCTTATGAACATGTATAAAACTAATTTCGCTTTATTGCAATATCATAAATACTCTTTGACTGAGCTAGAAGAAATGATACCGTTTGAGCGAGAATTATATGTTACAATGTTGGCTCAACACTTAGAAGAAGAAAAACGAAAAGCCGAACAACGAAAGTATTCTAAAAGGTAAAAGATGGCAACTCTAGCAGACGTAGTCGAAACTATTAAAGAAGCTAACTCAGACGCTCTTAGACAGCGTGATGATCAGATAGCAGGATTAGAATTAATCGCTGAGACTATCGAGGCATCAGGCATGTCTCAAGAGCAGATGTTAGAACAAGCAAGACAACAAGCAAAAATGCTTGCGCTGTTAGAGTCTATCGATAAAGGACAAAAAGTAAAACCTGCAGGTGGCACAGAAGGTGGTGGAGACGATCAAGATATCGGTTTCCTTGGAGGTATTCTTGGTCTAGCATTGGGTGGTCTTGTTGGAGCGATTGCTGGTTATGCTAAGGCATGGAAAGCGATGATGAAAGCCATCATGCCAACCAAACTAACAGAACTAGCTACTAAAACTATGAATTCTCTACGTGGTTTCTTCAAAACTGTAGGGGATGGGTTCGGTAAAATTATCGCTAGACTAAAGAGCGTATTTGCCAGCGATGGACAGATCGGTAAGATTGGTCAGTTCTTTAGTAAAATAGGAACAGCAGTTTCAGATTTCTTCAAACCACTCACAGACGCATTCAAGTCGATGAGAAGTACAGGTTCTGCTATGGGAACAGCAATTAGCAAAATCTTTGCACCTATTACCAGTGGTATTTCTAAAATCTTCGGCTTCTTTAGATCAGTTGGAAAGTCCCTAAGTGGTTTCACGACTATGTTCTCAGGTGCAGCTAAAGTCTTTAGTAAAATCTTCTATCCATTAACAATCCTTATGACAGTTTTTGATACTGTATCTGGGGCAATTGAAGGATTCATGGAAGGTGGTATCATCGGAGGTATTGGCGGTGCTATCAAAGGACTATTCAATTCACTAATTACAGTTCCTCTCGATATGTTGAAGGGTGCTACTGCTTGGGTATTGGATATGTTTGGGTTTGACAAAGCAGCTGAATGGTTGAGTTCATTCAGCTTCACAGATCTATTCAACGGTATGATTGATGGTATCGTTGGTTTTGTAAAATCTATTCCAGAATATGTTGGAGCAGCTTTTGATTCTGCAGTAGCTACTGTTAGTGATTGGTTTGCTGGTATCGGTAATTTCTTCTCTGGTCTGTTTGATCCAGTACTAGATTTCTTCGCAGGATTTGGCATTCCAGCTATTGGGTTTAATATTCCATTATATGGTCCAGTAGAATTTGGTCCATGGTATCCATTCGCTGGAGATCAAGAAACACCAGCAGAAACTCCACCAGCATCCGCTACCTCTGATAC